CACGGCCCCCGCCACTGGGAGCGGGAGGCGGATGAAATGCTCAAGGAAATCCTCGGAGGTGCCGCATGAACTGGGAAATCATCACCATCGGCGTGTTCATCGTCGTGGGGCTGATCGAGTACGTCAAGGGCTTCCTGCCCGCCGCCGCCCCGCAGACCTGGCGCCTGGCCATCGTGCCGGCCAGCTTCGCCGCGGCAGTGGTTGTGCAGGCCGCGATGCTGCTGCCGGTCTGGCCGGGCATCCTGCTCAACGGCCTGCTGATCCTGGCCGCCTCGCAGCTCGGCTATCAGGTGGTCGTGGAGGCCGTCAAGAAGCGGCTGGGGGGCGGAGGCGCGTAATGCCGCTACCCGCACCCCGCAAGGGCGAGGAGAAAAAGGACTTCATCTCCCGCTGCATGGGCGATGAGGTGATGCGCGAGGAATACCCGGAGACCGATCAGCGGCGCGCGGTGTGCGAGCGCCAGTGGGACGACAAGGACAAGACGTCCGCAAGAGCACCTCAGAGGTGGGGCATGAAAAACAGATTTTTCGTAGCAGAGGCGCAAACGGTTCGCGGCTTGATTGATACGAGAAAGCAACTGATTTCCGCCTCCAAGGGCATGCGGGCTGAGGATATGCGCATCGCAATCAGTGACATCTACGCGGCGGCCTGGGTGAGAACAACGCCAGAAACCCCGGAGGACATGGCGAAACTCTATGACGTGGATGAGCCCCCGGAGGACATGGCGAAACTCTATCACGTGGATGAGCAGGGAGTCGCCCACATTCCAGTCTATGGGGTTCTGACTCCGCAGGCCGATCCGTGCGCCGCCTTTTTCGCGGAAGCAGAAACCGAATACGGATTCATCAGGGCCGCCCTGGCGCATGCCCAAGATGATATTCGCGTGCAAACCATCGCGCTCGAAATCGACAGCCCTGGCGGATATGTGGATGGCGTCGATGAGACGGCCCAGGCAATCCGCAATTCTGCCAAGCCCGTGACCTCCATGATTCACAATCTTGCGGCAAGCGGTGCCTATTGGCTGGCCTCGCAAAGCAAGCGCATCGTTGCTACTTCTCCGGCCGATCAGATCGGGAGCATTGGTGTCGTTGTCGAGGAATACGATACCGATCAGCAACTCGCAAATGCGGGGATTATTCACCGCGTCTATACCTCCACGGACGCCCCGGACAAATACCCCGATACCAAGACCGAAGAAGGGCGGGCAAAAATCGTCTCACTCCTCAACGATCTGCACTCTGTTTTCGTGGCCCGCATTGCACAGGGGCGCAACAAATCTGACAAGAAAGTAAATCAAGATTTCGGCCGCGGCAGTCTGCTGATTGCCGCAGAAGCATTGAGGGTCGGAATGATCGACGAGATCGCCGGTATTCTGACACAACCCGCCGTTGGCGGGAACAACGCCGCGCGAGCGGCAGAGACACAGGAGGAGGTACAGGTCATGGACCTGAACCAGCTCAAGAAGGAGCACCCCGACGTGTACGGTGCCGCCGTCGCGGATGGGGTTGCGCAGGAACGCGAGCGGGTGACCAAGCTCCAGAACTGGAGCACGCAGAATCCCGCCTGCAAGGAAATCGTGGCCGAGGCCATCGTCAACGGCAAGAGCGCCGAGGACGTGCTGCCGCAGCTCATGGCCGCGATCGGCAAGGCCCCGGAGAACCCCCCGGCGGTTGCGACCGCCCAGGCTCCCACGGCCAGCGGCGAACAGGGCAAGGAGCCGACCGACGCGGACATCAAGGCCGTGTTGGCGCGGCTTCCCCGGGCGTAAGGAGGGCCGCAACAGATGGCCAATCCGGAAAATGCCTACAACGACAACCGGCCCCTGGTGATCGGCGGGGCTTACAAGTCCCGGCAGATCCTCACCGCCGCTCAGGGCGTCCTGGCGCCCGGCACGGTGCTGGGCGTGGTGACGGCCACCGGCGCGCTGCTGGTCTGCGCCGCCGCGAGCGTCGACGGCTCGGAGGTCGCGCGCTACATCCTCGCCGGCGGCGATGATGTGGACACCGGCGACCCGAACCAGCTCGTGCAGGATGTGATCAAGGCCGGCGTGGTCAACGGCAACCTGCTGATCTTCGGCGGAGCGGACACCCTGGCGACGCGCAACGCCGTCTCGGGTCTGAGCCACGACGAAAACCTCAAGGCCAACGGGATCATCACCCTCAGCGGTGCTGCCCTCGAAGCCTACGACAACACCTAAGGAGGCACCCGTATGAACCTGTTCATGCGAGTGATGCTGGCGGCCTACGACGAGCGGGTCACCACCAAGATGATCCCGCTGTTCCTCTCCAGCCTGTTTGGCAAGAACCCCGGCGAGCTGGTGGAGGCGGCGGTTGAAAGGGTCGACATCGACGTGATCCGGGACACCCGGCGTCACGCGGTCGACGTGAAGCGCGGCGGCGGCGCCGGAAACGTCAACGACACCAATATTTTCAGCACCCACGAGTACAAGCCGCCCCTGTATTGGGAGGAGACGCCGCTGACGGCCAACATGCTGCTCAAGCGGCTGCCGGGCATGGACCCCTTCCAGACCCTCGACCAGGCGGCGAGCATCGCCTACCACGCCACCTCGATCCAGCGCGAGCAGAGTATGAAGATCCTGCGCGAGATCGAGCGGATGGCCGCGGAGGCCCTGCAGACCGGGACCATCACCCTGGTCAACACCGAGAGCCTGGACTTCGGCAAGCGCGCCGCGCACGCGGTCGTGCCCGCCGTCAAGTGGGATCAGGCCGGCTCCAACCCCATCACCGACATCGAGCAACTCTCGGATGTGATCTTCCAGAACGGCAAGATGCGGCCCAACACCCTGATTTTTGGCTCGGCGGCCTGGGATGCCTTCATCGCCAACGCGGCGACGATCGCCTACCTCAACACCCGCTACATCGAGCCGGGCCGGCTCGCGCCGGAGGAAATCCTGCAGGGTGCGAAGATGTGGGGGCGCGTGACGATCAAGTCGTATGCCTTCGACGTGTACATCTACGACGACTTCTTCAACAACGCGCTGGGCGCCGCCGTGCCCTACATCACCACCGACACCGTGATCGTGATGAACCGCAACGCCTGGCTCACCAAGGCCTTCGCGGCCGTGGAGTTGCTGCCGCAGTACCGCCAGGAATACGCGGAGCGCGGGCTGCCGCGCGCGCCGGAGTTCGCCATCGGCCGGATCATTCCCTTCGCCTACGAGCGCGCGCCCAACGCGCTGCTGGTCGGCGTGCAGTCCGCGCCGCTGGTGATCCCGACCGCGATCGACACCATCGGCACCCTGGACAACGTGGACACCTGAGCGGGGTAGGCCGTGGTAACGAACGACTTCTACGTGGCCAAGGGCAAGACCATCAGCGCGAGAGGTCAGAGGTTCCAGGAAGGCCGCCGGTTTCCGGCTGGCCGTGGCAACGAACGACTTCTACGTGGCGAAGGGCAAGACCATCAGCGCGAGCGGGCAGCGGTTCCAGGATGGCCGCCGGGTGCCGGCGGCTGACCTGGGCCTCGATCAGCGCAGCTTCGACAGCCTGATCAAGGACGGGGCGCTGGTGACGGGCAAGATGCGCAAGCTGGTCGAGCACCCCGCCGCCGCCCCGCCTCTCAAGGTGCTCAAGGTCAAGCGGCACCCCGTCGTCACGCCCAGCGATGACTTCGAGCGCATGGCCACCGAGGACCTGGAGGACCTGGCCCGCGACATGGGCCTGCGCCTGGGCGAGCACGCTGGGCGCAAGGAGATCATCGAGCGCATCAAAGAGGCCCGGCGCGGATGAACCTCAACGACCTGATCCAGTCGGATGCCGCCGCGATCTTGCAGGACGATGTGATGGGGCGGGCGCAAGCCATTGCCTTCACCTCGCCTGCGGGGGTCACGGAGTCGGTGCTCGGCTGGGTCAACGCGCGCGGGGCCAGCTTTGACCCGGGCACGGGGCAGATCGTGCCCGGGTCCAGCGTCGAGGTGACAGTGTTCCTCGACAGCCTGACCGCGATGCCCGACGACGGCTGGAAGGTCGTCGTCACCCGCGACGGCTCCCCGTGGATCACCGGTTCCATCGACGGGGAGGGCCTGGTGGACCGCACCATCGGTCGGGTGAGCTTCAACTTGCGGGGAGTGCACTATGGCTGATGCCCCGCGCGATTTCCCCGACCTGCTGCTGGACGCGCTGGTGGCCGTCCTCACCGTTTACGCCGGCGGGCAGTCAGTGCCGTTCACGGTCAAGCGCGACAAGATGGGCGCCATCACCAAGCGCGACATCCCGCTGGTCAACGTCTGGTGCCCGGAGGAGAACCCGGACGAGGGTAAGTCCTCCGCGCACAAGACCGGGCATGTCACGGTCGGCGTCAACTTCGATCTGTACGCGCGCGGGGAGGAGACCGAGGACGACTCCGATCCGGTAGCCGCCGACACGGCGGCATGCACGCGCCTGGCATATCTGCGAGCGCAAGTCAAGCAGGCCATTAAGGCCCTGCCCAACCGCGACCTTGGCTTCGCGGTCGGCGAGGTGGCCAGCGTGAGCTGGCCGCGCTGGCAGATGTTCCAGGTCGGCGACCGGACCCCGTTCCCTGCGGAGAGCATCGTCGGGGGGCGGCTGACCGTGGACATCGGCTACGAGTGGTCGCCGGAGGACCTGACCGGCACCGCGCTGAATCTGGCAACGGTTACGGACTCACGGCGGGCCCTCTGGTCCGCCCACTTCACAGGAGGCGCGACATGAGCGTTCCATTCACCCTTGTCGATCCCTTGGCCGCCGCCTCGGCGGTTTTCCTGGAGCAGGAGTACCAGCGCAACAGCCTGGGAGGCCTCATCATCCCGCAGCGCATCCTGCTGCTGGGGCAGTACAACGCCGGCAAGACCCCGACGGACAACGTGCCGCAACTGCTGCTGTCCGAGGGTGACGCGGCCAACCGCTACGGGCTGGGCAGCATGCTGCACATCATGTACCGGGCCGTAGCCGCGGGCGCGCGCGGGGTGCCGATCTACGCCTGCCCGATTCCGGCCGCAGGCGGGGCGGCGGCCTCAGTCGGGTCCATTGTTCCAACGCTGGGAACGGTGACGGCGGGCACCATCAGCCTGTACATCGCCGGGCATCGCGTGGCCGTTCCGGTGGCCGCGGGCGCGGACACCGACGCGGTGGTGAGCGCCATCGCCGATGCCATCAACGCCCGCACCGAGCTCCCCGTTGCTGCCGATGACGACAGCCTCCAGGTCAACCTCACCTGCAAGTGGGCGGGCCTGAGCGGCGATGACATCGACATCGCCTTCGACCTCGGCGACGGGGAGGCCGCGCTGGAGCCGGGCGGCATCACCTGGGTCATCAACGACATGAGCGCCGGCGCCGGAGACCCGGACATCGACACCGCGCTGGCCGCGCTTGGCGATACCTGGTTTACCTGGATCGTCTGCCCCTACACCGCCGACGCGCAGCTCGACGACCTGGAGGCCGCCGGGGAGGCCCGCGTGCACCCGGAGGTGATCCGGCCCTTCGCTGGCATCTGCGGGTACAATGGCACCCGGGCGGACCTGCTCACGCTCCTGGCCAGCCGCAACAGCCCCTGGACCACGATCATGCCCGTGGACTCCTCGCCCAACATGAAGCTAGAGATTGCCGCCGCTGCCGCAGGCAAGTGCGCCTCCAACGCACAGTCCCGGCCCGGCACCCCGTACCGGGGGCAGAAGCTCCCGGGGATCCTCGGGGGCGGGGTGAGCTGGACCTACGCCGAGCGCGACGCCGTGGTCAAGGCCGGCGGGTCCACGTTCCGCATCGGCTCGGATGGCGCGGTGTACATCGAGGACTTGTGCACCACCAAGACCGAGAACGCGCTGGGCGCGGCGGATGACAGTTTCCGCTTCACCGAGACCATCGCCAACCTGCAGGCCAAGCTCTACAGCCTGGAGCAGGTATTCAGCGCCGAACCGTTCATCTCGGCGGTGGTGATCGCGGACTCCGATCCCCCGGGGCCGGCCTGGGCGCTGCGGCCCAAGACCGCCAAGGCCTACGTGATCCAGCTCATCGACCAGCTCTGGGTGCCCTACGGCCTGACCAAGAACCGGGATGCGGTGGTCGCGGGCATCGTGGCTGAGATCCACAGCGGCAACGCGGGCCGCATCGACGTGCGCGTGCCGGACGTGTTCGCGGCCGGCCTCAAGATCCTGGCGGGCAAGCTGGACTGGAGCTTCTTCCCGCCGGTTGCGGCATAAGGAGGTAGCGACATGGCCAGCGTAAAGGGCGGGGACATCCGCCAGCTCACGATCAAGGGCCGCGAGTTCGATGTCAAGGGCGGGGACGCCAACGTCAACATCGACGCGGGCGGCTTCACCAACGAGGGCAGCCTCAACGGCAACGGCAGTCTGTCCATCGTCCAGCGGCGCAAGCTCGCCGGGTTCTCGGACTGCCCCGTACAGATCGACGACAGCCGGCAGGACATGGAGTTCCTGCAGGACATCGCCGATGGCGGGGAGCCGGTGCCGGTCAACATGACCCTGGCCAGCAACATCACCTACTCGGGGGCGCTGTCCATCATCGGTGAGCTACAGAAGGCTACCGGAGACGGCACCCTGACGCTGGAGATGCGCGGGGCCAAGTTCGAGCAGATATGAGCGAGGTCATCGCGCGGGA